CTTGATGGTAGTCCTGTAGGTATTGCAAATGCTGGTAAAAGATTTGACTCAATGCGTTCAGCAAACGAATATGTGACAGCAAATAAACATGTCGCAGGTAAACAAATATATGGAAACACTAAGTATATTCCTGCCTTTATTAACGATTACTATCCTGGCAATATTGAATTTAATCGTAATCTAATTAATGTAACAACCATCGATATCGAGGTTGCATCAGACGATGGATTCCCAGAGCCAGATAAAGCTGATCATAAAATCATATCAATCGCTCTTAAGAATAATATTAGTAATACCTACTTCATTTGGGGATTAGGCGATTATGATACTGAACAATCTTATATGAAAGATCATATGGTCATATATCGTAAGTTTGAGCGTGAAGACGACTTACTTATTAATTTTATTACTCATTGGAATAATCACAGTCCAGATGTTGTAACTGGCTGGAACATTCGTTTCTTTGATATTCCATATCTTGTCAATCGTATTAATCGTATGCTTGGTGATGTTTATACAAAAAGACTTAGCCCTTGGGGACTTATTGATCGAAGAGATGTAACAACAATGGGTAGAACTCAAACTGCTTATGATCTCAAAGGTATATCTCAACTAGATTACCTTGACCTATTTAAAAAGTTTGGCTATTCATACGGTGCACAAGAATCATATAAACTCGATCATATTGCAAATGTAGTTCTTGGCGAAAAGAAACTTAGCTATGACGAGTATTCTAATCTTCATACACTATACAAATACAATCATCAAAAGTTTATTGATTATAATATTAAAGACGTAGAGTTGGTTGACAGACTCGAAGATAAACTTGGACTCATTACGCTTTGTGTGACAATGGCATATAAAGGCGGTGTTAATTACAACGACACATTCGGTACTACTTTGATTTGGGATACAATTATCTATCGAAGACTATATAAAAATAAAATTGTTGTACCATTCATTGAAGATAAAACTAAATCTGCTTATCCAGGTGGCTTTGTTAAAGATCCACATGTTGGAATTCATGATAATATTGTATCATTCGACTTAAACTCTCTTTATCCTTCTATTATTATGCAATACAATATGTCGCCTGAGACTATTGCAAATGGCGAGGTAACTAACTTTGATATTGAAGAAGTTCTAACTAAATCCGTAAGACCTGATAATCGTGGCAAAGCTCTTGCCGCGAACGGGCAGTATTTCAATACTGATAAGCCTGGTATTATTCCATTCATTATCGATGAGATGTATAAAGAACGTGTTGGTATAAAACAAGAAATGATTACTGCACAAAAAGAATTGCAGAAGGTAGATAAAAACGACAAACAAGAATTATACAATATTGAAAGGAATATTGCAATTGCCGAGAATAGACAAATGGCAATTAAGATTCTTCTTAACTCTCTTTACGGTGCTATGGGTAATCGTTACTTTCGCTTTTTCGATCAACGAATCGCAGAAGCCATTACCCTTACAGGACAGCTTACAATTCGATGGGCCGAATATGCTCTCAACTCCTATCTTAATCGTGTACTCAAAAACACAAAATGGAAAGACTATATTGTTGCAATCGACACTGACTCATTGTATGTAGGCCTAGATGATTTAGTAAATCAATTCAAACCAAATAATACAATTGACTTTCTTGATAAAATATGCCAGGATGCTCTAGAGCCAGAACTTGAGAAATCATATGCTGACTTATATAATATACTTGGTGGTGTAGATAATCGTATGGTTATGAAACGAGAAGCCATTGCAGATCGTGGTCTCTGGACAGCAAAGAAAAGATATATTCTAAATGTGCACGATAACGAGGGTGTAAGATATCGTGAACCAAAACAAAAGATTATGGGTATTGAAGCAATTAAGTCTTCAACTCCAGCTCCATGTCGTGAAGCTCTAAAAGAGATCTTTAAAGTTATTATGCAGAAAGATGAAGCTTCAGTTCAAGCAGCAATCGAACAATTTAAAAATCATTTCAAGACTCTACCACCAGATCAGATTGCTTTTCCTCGTGGAGTCAGTAAAGTTCGTGAATTTCAGTCAAGAGATACAATCTATAAAAAAGGTACACCAATTCACGTACGAGGTTCCATTATGTATAATAAAATGGTTGGTGATCTAGCACTACAGAAAAAATACACAATGATTAACAATGGAGATAAAATTAAGTTTCTTTATCTACGCAAACCAAATACTATTCATGAGAATGTAATTGCTTTTCCAGACTATCTGCCAGAAGAGTTTGGACTACATAATTATATTGATCATGAGCTACAGTTCCAAAAGACTTTCCTCGATCCAATTGAGCCAATTCTAGATGCTGTTGGTTGGACATCGAAAGAGGTCGCAAGCTTGGAGGATTTTTTCGGATGAGAAGTTTACTCACCTTTGAAAAGTTAGTAACAGATTTTCAATTTAATTCAGTACTTGATGTTGGTGCAGGTGATGGAAAGTTTTCTAATATGTTTAAAGAAAGAGGTAAAAAAGTTTATACAACAGATATACTCGAATCAGATTATCAAGGTGATTTTAATACAATCGACTTTGATAGAAATTTTGATTGTATATGGTGTGCACATACATTAGAGCATCAACTTAATGTTCATCATTTTCTAAGTAAGATTTTTCATTTATTAGATACAAATGGAATTCTTGCAATATCTGTTCCACCACTTAGACACAATATTGTTGGTGGACATGTTTCATTATGGAATGGTGGATTATTACTATATAATTTAATACTTGCTGGTTTTGATTGTAGTGAAGCAAGTGTAAAACAATATGGATATGATATATCTGTTATTGTAAAAAAGAAAGAGGCAATATTGCCTAAATTAAACTACGATCATGGAGATATTGAGATGCTAGCAGAGTTCTTTCCTATGAAAGTAAAGCAAGGATTTCATGGACAATTAGATGAAATTAATTGGAAATAACACTGTACAAAATGACCAGAACATGGTATAATAGTACTATATATGGAGAAAATAATGCAATTAGTAAGATTATCCTCAGGTGAGGAAGTAATTGGTACAGTCACTGAGACTGAAAACCTTATTACAATTAAAGATGGTTATACACTTATTCCAGCTGGAGAAGGTAGAATAGGAATGATGCCATTCATGGCTTATACAAAAGCTAATAATGGAGTTACAATCGATAAAAGATTTGTAATGTTTATGGTTGAACCAGCTGATGATTTACAAGATCAAGTAAGAAGTATGAATTCAGGAATTGTCACACCAAATAAAAAGATAGTCACATGATAAATAAAGTTATACATGTCACAGATTGGATTACCGCTGAAGATGTTCCAACTATGTCAAATCCAGAATATAAAAAGCTTGTTAAAAAATGGGGTAAATTTTCTGGACCATCTGAACCAACAGGTAATAGCATTCATGGTTGTTACCAATGGGCACATGTTAAAGATATAGAAACTATTGGTGATGATCTAATTCATAAAGACATTGGATATATTGGTACAGCAAAAAGAAACATAATAGATAGAACAAGAGCAGTAATTGCTCCTAAAGGTGCACATCCAATTAAAATGATTTTATCGTCTGGTCAAATTACAATGGAAGATTTAAGAGTTAGATATGTTATTACACCATCTGATCCGGATAGTGTGCAAGCTAAGACAGCTGTTAATTTGGAAAAGCATCTACACAACGAAATGAATGATAATTTTGGATATAGATATAAATGGGTTGAAGCTCAGTTATCTAGAGATAATCAACACAATTATGTTTTAAAGAATTTTAGAGAATTAACATATCCAAAAGCAAAAATGATATTACCACAATTAATTGAAATAACAAAACAACTAGGAGCAGAACATGTTTCTGGCGAAGTAGATCTAATAGTAAATGGAGAGACTGAATGAGTAATAACTGGGTAAAAGATATAATTGATATGCAAGACAAGTATGGCGTTCATAAATGGATTCATGATAATCAAAACAATAAAGAAAAGCTTTTTGAATATCTTTCATTCAGAATTAAATTTGTAAGAGAAGAACTTATGGAAACTGAAGCAGCACTTACGAATAATGATGCTGAAGAAATAGTTGATGGTCTTATCGATCTTTGTGTTGTAGCAATTGGTACACTTGACGCATTTGGCGTTGATCCATATAAAGCATGGGACGAAGTTTTAAAAGCAAACTTATCAAAAGAAGTTGGTGTAAAAGAATCAAGACCAAATCCACTTGGATTGCCAGACTTAATTAAGCCAGAAGGTTGGGAGGCTCCTTCACACGAAGGAAATCATGGTAAGCTTAACAATATTCGATAGTATATACGATAATAAAACAGAAAAACGAATGGACTATGAGTCCTTTGATGAGTTTGAACAAGTATTATATAAACTATCTGAATCAACAAAGTATCCTACGAAAAAGGATGCTCCACTAATTAGTCCTGCAGTATATATCCCCGATACAACACGGGCTAATGATAACGTCCTTGCTTGGGGCGGCTTTGGGATTCTTGATATAGATGATTTTAAAGGAAGAATGCATGACATCGAAGAGAAATACTCTCAATATCGATATGTTTGTTATTCAACTGCTTCATCAACAGTTGAGAATCCCAAGTTTCGTTTAGTCTTTCCCTTAACACAAAGCGTTGGTAAAGATGATATTAAACATTTTTGGTTTGCACTGAATAAAGAAATTGGCGATATTGCTGATGCTCAAACAAAAGATCTAAGTCGTATGTATTATGTACCAGCTAAATATAAGAATAGTTTTAATTTTATATTCTCACATAATGGTGAAACAATGGATCCTATGTCGCTTATGGAGAAACATCCATATGTCAAACCTAATCAAACAATGTTCGATAGATTTCCACCAGCAATACAAGAAGCACTATTGGAAAGAAAACGCAATCAATTAAATAATAAAAACTTTTCTTGGACATCATATCGCGATTGTCCATTTGTAAACAAAAAACAAATTGATGAATATAAAGGTATTACTAGTACAGGTTGGTATGCAAAAATGTATCAAATCATGCTAACTACAGCAGGTAATGCAATGTCAAAAGGTTATCCTATTACTTCAAAAGAGATTGAATATCTCTGTCGTGATTTGGATAATGATACTGGCAATTGGTATTCTAAACGTGATTTTGAAAAGGAGGCAGAAAGAGCGATTGATTTCGTTTTTAAAAATAACTTATGAGTAAATTTGGAAAGGCTGTTGATGAGCAGGTAAAATATACAGGATTAAATATGTTTAAAGCATTTCTAGGCGGAATGGCATTTGGAGCATTATTGATGGGATTACTTTTATTACCATCTACATTACAAGCATCACAAGATGAATATGACGAAGCAAGATATTGTTTAGCACAAAACATTTATTTTGAATCAGCAAATCAAAGTTTTGCTGGTCAGATAGCTGTAAGTCATGTTGTAATAAATAGAGTTGAGGATTTACAATTCCCAGAAACAATTTGTGGAGTAGTATATCAGGCAAAAATGAGAATTAATTGGAAAGGAGAAGAAGTTCCAATACGAAATCAATGTCAATTTAGTTGGTTCTGTGATGGCAAATCAGATGAACCTGTTGATTCAATTACATGGTTAAATTCAATCAGAGTAGCAGATATGGTATTGTCTGGCAAATATCCAGACATTACTGAAGGTTCACTTTGGTATCATAATGATAAGGTTAATCCTTATTGGGCAAGTCAATTAGAGCATACAGTTTTAATTGATAATCATTTATTTTATAAGTAGGAGAAAAAATGTACAGATATAAAGTTTATGTAACAAGAATCGTAGATGGAGATACAGTCGATGTAGATATTGACTTAGGCTTTGGTATGATTTATAAAAAACAAAGAGTCAGAATGATGGGTATTGATACTCCTGAATCTAGAACTCGTAATTTAGAAGAAAAGTTTTATGGTAAAGCAAGTAAAGCACATCTTAAAAAATTATTAGATGGACAAGAAGTTCAATTAGTATCTCATGACAAAGGTAAGTTTGGTAGAATACTTGGTGAACTCTTCGTTGGTAATTCTAATTTTAGTGTGAATCAACAAATGATTAAAGAGTATCATGCAGTACCATATTTTGGACAATCAAAAGATGAAACAGAACAAGGTCATCTTTGGAATAGAGCCGCTCTCAATGAACAAGGAATTAAATACAAAAAATAGTCAAAAAACTATTTACATTATGACAAAAGTATGGTATAATATACATTATGAAAACAATTGTAGGATTTACTGCTTCTAGCTTTGATTTATTACATGCAGGTCATGTATCAATGCTTAGAGAAGCAAAAGAACAATGTGACTATTTAATATGTGGTCTCCAAGTTGATCCATCCTATGATAGACCAGAAGAAAAAAATAAACCAATTCAAACTCTTGTTGAAAGATATATACAATTGTCAGGTGTTAAATTTGTCGATGAGATTATACCTTATGAAACAGAAGAAGATTTGGTTGATATACTAAATACTGTAAACATTGATATTAGAATTATTGGTGCAGAGTATAAAGATAAAACATTTACTGGTCGTGCAACATGTGCCAAACGAGGAATAGAGATCTACTTTAATAAAAGAGATCATCGCTTCTCAACAAGTGGTTTAAGAAATAAAATAACAGGTGAATAATTATGAAAGAATCCGTGAAAGTATTACAAGAGTGTGCTGAACTACAAACTCAAAAATCCAACGATTATCAAAACGATAAATCAACTATAGTACAATCCATGCATTATCGTAGAGGTGTTGATACTATACATGACATGATCCATCAGAAATTACTTCGTGCACAATCGCTACTCGAAGCTGATGGTAATCCTAACTTTGAATCTCTCGAAGATACCTACAAAGATATGATTAACTATGCATCGTTTGCAGTATCGTATATGCGTGGTCAAATGGAAGGCCAAGACTCAAAAAGAGATATGTTCAATAGGAAGGTAAACAATGCTGACGACTAAAAATATCGCAAATACATTTATCGATAAACTTAAAAACAAAGAGTTTACCGATGATAAGACTGGTTGTAAAACAATCGAAATATTTGCTGCATCTTTTCTAGCAGATAAGCCATCAATCTTTGGTAAACCCAATCAAGAATATATTGATGCTGAAATAGAATGGTATAATTCTAGGTCAACTAATATTAATAAACTTGCTGAAATATATGGTAAGTCGCCAGCAGCATGGGAATATTCTGCAAATGATTATGGTGAAATCAATTCTAATTATGGTCATCTTATATTTAGTAAAAAGTTTCATAGACAATATAATCAAGTTGTCAAAGAACTAAGCGAAGTTAATCCTGATTCTCGTAGAGCTTCAATGATTTATCAAAGACCAAGTATATGGCGTGAGTCTAAAGAAGATGGTAAGAATGATTTTATTTGTACAAATGCAGTTACATATTATATAAGAGATGAACAACTACATTGTGTAGTTCAAATGAGAAGTAATGATGTTGTATTTGGATATCGAAATGATTATGCTTGGCAGAAATACGTGCTAGGAAAACTAGAAAAAGATTTATATTACAATGGACATCCACTTAAAAAAGGTGGCAATATCTATTGGCAAGTACAAAACTTACATGTATATGAGAGGCACTTTGACCTTGTCAAATAAATGGGATAAAAGATATATCGGTTTAGCTAAAGAAATTGCTTCTTGGTCAAAAGACCCAAGTAAACAAATTGGAGCAGTTGCTATCGGAGAAAAAGGACAAGTATTAGCTCAAGGTTATAATGGATTTCCAAGAGGTATTGCAGATAGCGACCATAGGTATAATGACAGAAACGAAAAGTATAAGTATGTTGTACATGCAGAAATGAATTGTATTTACAATGCAACATTTAACGGAGTTTCATTACAAGGAGCCACTATATATATTTCAGGACTTCCGGTTTGTAGTGAATGTGCAAAAGGATTAATTCAGGTCGGAGTCAAAAGAGTCGTTTACGAATGTGGAGACGATGTACCAGATATTTGGAAAGAACATAACGAAACAACTATAGAATTATTAAGTGAGGCAGACATTAGTTATGAGCGAATACAGTAAAGAAGAACTTAAAAATTCAAAACGAATTTACAAATCGGCAACACCCAAGTATACGATTGATTGGTATATAAAGTGGATAAGTAGTACTATATTATTGTCAGCAATGATGGTAAGATCTAATCCTGAACTAACTGTATATGATCAAGGGTTATCACTTATAGGATGTTTCGGTTGGCTATTAGTTGCTCTTATGTGGAAAGATAGAGCACTAATAATTTTAAATGCAGTAGCAGTAATCATACTAGGAAGTGGTTTAATAAATACAATAACAGGAGTATAATATGGAACATTTGATCATACCCACATTAGGTAGAATACATCAACAAAAAACCTATAATAATCTACCAGAAAAATGGAAAGCAAAAGTAAAGTTTACAGTTCAACCGCATGAGGTTGACGAAATGAGAGATATCTACGGTGATAAAGTTTTACCTTTACCAGAATCTATAAAAGGACTATCACCTACAAGACAATGGATATGGGACGAATTTTATGGTACTAAACATATGGTACTTGATGATGATATGGAATACTTTAAATATAAAGGTCCAGCACCAGAACATTTAGATACTAAATGGGAAACTCGTGATATGACAGATAGTGAGTTTGATGATGCGTTTGATACATTTAATAAATGGATGGACGAAGAACAAATATATCACGGTGGCTTCTCTACATCTTGGGTAGTACCAGATCTTAAATACTGGCCATTACAAAACAATGTTAGAATTATGACTAACTGTTATTTTGATTCTAAAAATTTACCAAGAAATATTGTATGGGATAAACTACAAACCTCACAAGACTTTCATGCAAATTTGCAATTATTAACACAAGGATATGCAAATAGAATTACAACACGATATAGAGTTTCTATAGCTGCAACAAATGCTGCAGGTGGTTGCTCTGAATATCGTACCATTGAAGTAAGTAATCGAGTGCATCAACAATTAGCTGAAATGTATCCCGACTATGTATCACTTAAAACTAAAACAACAGTAAATGGCCCGTGGAAAGGACAAGAAAGAATTACATGTCATATTTCTTGGGCAAAGGCATATAAAGATGCAATTAAAGCAAAAGAATCAAATTCTTTGGAGGATTTTTTAGGATGAAACACGCAGGTATAGTTCCACTAATTGGTGGAGAGATCTTAGCTTCAGAAGAAGCTTATGGAATAAAACCAGAATATTTAATGACATATTCTGGATTTATGGGTAATGAAGAGCATTTACTTAATTATTATAAAGAAAAAGGATATGACATTCCTTATCATATTCTCGATGAAGGTCAGAAACCAAAAGGTAGTGTTGATATTGTTTCATCTGTTTGTCCTTGTGCTGGATTAAGTACATATCATAATTCACACGGTGAACAAAACGAAAACAATCAATGGATGGAAAAATCATCTGAATATGTTTTAAAAGAAGTTAAACCAAAAGTTTTATGGGGAGAGAATGCTCCTGGATTAGCTGGTAAGATTGGTGGTTTTATGAGAGAGAAACTATATAAGATTGGTCAAGCTAATGGCTATAATTTTTCTATTTACTTAACTAAAAGTTTAAATCATGGTAATCCACAATATCGTAAAAGAACTTTCTTTTTCTTTTGGGATAAAAATCATTTTAAAAATCAAATACCAGTATTTAAGTACTATAAAAAAAGAAGACCAACTATTCAAGAGTTAATATTAAATGTAAAAAGTAATTTTCAAACTGAAGTACTTAATAAGAAAACACCTAGTCAAGATGATCCTTATTATAAATTCATGCTAGAAGAAGTAATGAAAATGAATCATACTGAGTATTCTGCATCAGTTGCACACGAAGAAAAGTCTGTGACAATAGAATCTAGATTAATGAAGACCGGATATAAGCATGCTGAAATTGCTGAATGGATGGATCAATTTCCAGAATTTGAAAGAGAAGCAGCAAAGGCTAGACGTAAGCATGCTAAGTTAGAAGCAGGAGGTAATATTATGCTACGAGGTACAATTATACCAGTCAATTATATTGGTGCATTTGTTGTACACTTACCTAAAGTTGTTGCTCATCCAGTTGAAGACAGATACTTAAATATTGCAGAAGCAAAAGCAATTATGGGATTGCCTGAAGACTTAGAAGTATTAGATCCAATGAAAAACTATAATCATATATGTCAAAATGTTCCTTTTCAAACAGCAAAGGATATGGCGTATGAAGTTAAAGCATCATTAGAAAATAATCGTGAAATGATTAATACTAAATACTTATTTCAAAACAATTTATCTCAGACATATGATTATGATAGAGATGAAAATACATTAGAGGTTTTTTTATGAGAATATTATTAACAGGAACTAGAGGATATCGTAAAGGATTTATTGGTAACTATTTTTTAAATAATTATCAAGACAAATATGATATTGTAGAATATAAAGGTGATATTAAAGATTCAAAATTTATCAAGCTTGATGGATTTGATATGGTATTACACCTTGCAGCTTTAGCAGGAGTACGAAGATCACATGAAATACCAGAAGAATTCTGGGAAACAAATGTAATTGCTTCAAAATATATCTTTGACGAATGTGAAAAACAAAGTGTACCCATTGTGTATGCTTCGTCATCGTCAATATATGAATGGTGGTTATCTCCTTATGCTACAACCAAAATGGCAATGGAAGCTTGTGCACCAATTAATTCATTAGGATTAAGATTTCATACAGTATATGGATCAGAGAGTCGAAGTGATATGTTATATAGAAATCTACAAGAAAGAAATCCATCAATTACTTATTTAACAAATCATACAAGAGACTTTACTCATGTCGAGGATATTTGTTCCGCTATAGATATTTGTATACAAAATTTTAATCAGATGAATCATTATAGAGCAATCGATGTTGGAAACGGAAAACCTGTCTCAGTTGTAGATATGGCAAATAAAGTTTGGCCTGATAATAATCTACCAATTAAAGAAGTAACAGGTGAAAGAGAACATACGTGTGCTGATCCAACAATCTTGGAATCATTTGGTTGGGAACCTAAACATCATATTTTGGAGGAAGAATGAAAGTAGCAGTTATAGGACATGGCTTTGTAGGCAAAGCAGTTGATTATGGATTTAGTAATCCACAAGTAGAAAAGATTATTATTGATCCAATATATGGATCCACAAGAGAAGATATAAAAAATCTAAATGCTGATTTGATCTTTATTTGTGTACCAACTCCAATGGGCGATGATGGTAATATTAATACTTCTATTTTAGATGAAGTAATGAATGACTTAAATGAAACAAGTGGATTAATTGTAATTAAATCTACAGTTACACCAGCAGTTATAGATAACTATACAGCTGATAATATTCTATATAATCCAGAGTTTCTAACTGAAAGGTCAGCATGCGAACAATTCGTTAATCCTAAATTTCATATCTTTGGTGGAACAAAAGAAGCGTGCGAACTACTAGAAGAATATTATGATACATATAGTTTATGTAGTCCATGCCCTACTTTAAAAATGAATAAAGCAGAAGCCAGTTTTGTTAAATATGCAATTAACTCATTCCTATCTACTAAGATCACATTCTTTAATCAACTCTATGATGCATGTAATGCTTACGGTGGAGTCAATTTTAATAAGATTATTAAAGGTGTAGGATGTGACGAAAGGATTAGTATATCCCATACAAAGGTGCCTGGATTTGATGGTAAACAAGGATATGGCGGTGCATGTTTTCCTAAAGATACTTTAGCATTCTGTAAATTTAGTGATGAGTTAACTCTATTAGCAAAAGCAATAGAAATAAACAATCAATATAGATCTCAATATGAAAGAGACGATAGAGAAAAAGAGCAAAATATTCAATTTAACCATGTACAAAATGCATAATATATGGTATAATAATAGTATAAATTTAAAAACAAATGGAGTGATATATGCCAAGTATTAGTTTGATGCCACGTAAAAAGCATCCAAGAGATAAAAGACCAGCAAAGCCTATGCCGTTTGACATTGCCCTAAGAAAATTTAGGAAAGCAGTTGATAGAGCTGGTATTATTCAAGAAGTTCGTAAAAGAGAATTTTACGAAAAACCAAATCAAAAGCGTAAGCGTAAAAAAGCCGAAGCTGTCGCTAGAAATAGAAAAACCCTCAGAGCAGAAAGAGAGTTTAATTCACCAAAAGGCTTTAGGAGAAGATAATGTCTATAATGGATAAACTTAAAAAGAATAGTAGAATCAAAGATACTAATATTCTTTCAGACTCAGTTTTATTTGCTGAGAAAGATATAATTACAACCGAAGTACCTATGATTAATGTTGCTTTATCTGGCGACATTGATGGTGGTCTTACTTCAGGTCTTACTGTATTGGCTGGTCCATCAAAGCATTTCAAAACTAGTTTTGCTTTATTAATGGGAGCAGCTTATTTAAAACAACATGAAGATGCAGTAATGCTATTTTACGATTCAGAGTTTGGTTCACCTCAACAATATTTTGAATCATTTGGTATTGATACAGAAAGAGTTTTACACACACCAATCACAGATGTCGAACAATTAAAGTTTGACTTAGTTGGCCAACTCGAAAATATCGAAAGAGGCGATAAGGTAATTATTGTTATTGATTCTATTGGTAACCTTGCCTCTAAGAAAGAGTTGGAAGATGCTCTCAACGAGAAATCAGTTGCTGATATGTCGAGAGCTAAAGCATTAAAGGGATTGTTCCGAATGGTCACTCCTTATCTTACAATGAAGAACATCCCTTTACTTGCTGTTAACCATACCTATAAAGAGATTGGATTATTTCCTAAGTCAATTGTATCAGGCGGAACGGGTATTTACTACTCAGCTGATAACATCTGGATTATTGGAAGAAAGCAAGAAAAGAAATCAGGTGAAATCAAAGGTTATCACTTTGTAATCAATGTAGAAAAATCAAGGTTTGTAAAAGAAAAATCTAAAGTACCAATTTCAGTAACATGGGAAGGTGGTATCTCTACATATAGTGGATTACTTGATGTTGCTCTTGCAGGTGGATATGTTACTAAACCAAATGTTGGTTGGTACGCTCCAGTCGATATGGAAACAGGTGAAATACTAGAGCCAAAGGTAAGAGAAAAAGATACTCTACAGAAAAAGTTCTGGGATCCAATCTTTAAAGATACAGACTTTAAAGAGTTTGTTAAATCCTATTATTCAATCGGTCACAAACCATTATTGGATATTGATTTAGATATTGAATCAGAAGATGTTTAATATTACAGAAAACGACTATTCAATTGTTGAAAAAGAAGATAGTGTTTTTCAAGGAGTTAAACTTAAGACTGGAACGTGGAAAGATGTTATTGTTGTATATGGTCAAGTAGGAGTAAAAGAAAGTCCTGAACTTGACATTGCAACATTAACATTTAATTATACTGTACAAGATCCAGCTGATTTTAATATTGATGAACTCAATGAAGATGAATCATTTAAAAATTACCTTGGTGCTGTATTGCAATATATAATAACAGATAGTTTAGAAAATGGAGGACATATTGGAGAATCAACTACCGACTCACATACTGAATCATCTTCTTAATAACGAAGATTACTGTAGAAGAGTCGTACCTTATTTAAAGAAAGAATATTTTGAAGGTACACATAAAACCGTATTTGATTTAATTGTACAATTTGTAGGTAAACATAATAAATTACCAACATCAAAAGTATTAGAGCTCGAATTAAGAAAGATTAACGCGCCAGAAGATATATTGAATAATGCATCCAGGCTCATATCTGAGATCAATACAAAAACAGATGTTGATACTGAGTATCTTATTCAAGAGTCAGAAAAATGGTGTAGAGAAAAAGCAATCTATAATGCGATTATGGATTCTATTACTATTATTGATGGAAAGGACAAAGAGCGAAGTGAAGGTGCTATACCTGAAATACTCTCAGATGCTCTTGGAGTTTCTTTCGATCAAGCAATAGGTCATGATTATATTGATAACTCAGATGAACGATTTGAATTCTATAATAAGAAAGAGGATCGTATACCATTTGATCTTGATTACTTTAATAAGATTACCAAGGGAGGCTTACCCAATAAGACCTTAAATATAGCATTAGCCGGCACAGGCGTGGGTAAGTCTTTGTTTATGTGTCATTGTGCTGCATCAGTTCTAGAGCAAGGAAAGAATGTTCTGTATATTACAATGGAAATGGCAGAAGAAAGAATTGCTGAAAGAATCGACGCAAATATGATGAACCTTCCAATTGAGCAATTATCAACATTACCACAAAATGTGTTTACTGATAAAATTGGAAAGATAGCTAAATCATCTATTGGAAAACTTATTATTAAAGAATATCCAACAGGTGCAGCTCATACTGGTCATTTTAGAGCTTTACTTAATGAATTAAAGCTTAAAAAGAACTTTCGTCCCGACATGATTTATATTGACTATTTAAATATTTGTTCCTCTAGCCGCATGCGAGGGCTTGGCGGAAGTATAAATAGTTATTCATACATTAAAGCTATTGCTGAGGAACTCCGAGGCTTAGCTGTGGAATTCAATGTTCCAATAGTCTCTGCGACGCAGACTACCAGATCAGGATATTCAAATACTGATTTAGGACTAGAGGATACATCTGAATCATTTGGTTTGCCAGCGACGGCCGATCTGATGTTTGCTCTTATATCAACAGAGGAACTTGAAGAACTGGGTCAATTAATGGTAAAACAATTGAAAAATAGATATAACGATCCAACCAAATTTCGAAGGTTCGTAATTGGAGTTGATCGTTCCCGCATGAAATTATATGATGTAGAGGAGTCGGCACAATCTGATATCATGTCTGACATGATGCCAGATAAACCGATAAACAAGTTTGGTGAAAGAGAAAGTAATGACTCTTTTGCTGACTTTAAAATATAGAGGAGAAATATATGAATATGTTAAATACAGCAAAAGCATGGTTAATGGACCGATGGAGTGAGAGAACTTCATGGGACGGTGGACTTATTGTCGGCCTATCATTATCTTACCTATTACTAGGTGGACTTGTTGACTTAGTAGCTTGGGTAGCCCTTGCTTACGGTGTATACACTTTTATTGCAAAAGAAGTATAATAACCTTTTAATTATGACAATTCATGGGGGAGTTTCATACTCCCCTTTTTTAGTCGGCAAAAAACATGCATGTTTCTGCAAAAAAACTATGTACATTTAACTTATTTTATAGTATAATATAACTATAAATTGATAAGGAGAATATAAATGTCACATCACATAAACGAACAAATCCTCGAAAGAATTGCAGAGGATGTAGAGCAAATGTCCACTAGTCAAATTTTAAGAGAATTAGATGGTGGAATGAAACCAGGTATTTGTGAATCCTGGGATATGAGAGTCGGAATGACCGATAGAAAATGGGCTGTAGAATCTTTAATAACTAAAAGATTCGAAGCAATGCCGGAGGGACCACAATAATGTCAGCAAGAATAGAAGTACTAATCGCATTAGTAAAAGAACTTACTGAAAAAGTAGAAGAACAACAACAAACAATCGAAAGAATTGAAAGTCTTGTCGATGAAATTGATAATAGAGTATAAGGAATATTATGAAAAAATTTACTATGAATCCAATTACTGGTAAAACTCAAGAAATAAAACCAGATGTTTTCACAGCAAAGTTTGAGCATGTTGCAACTACAATACCTGTTGAAATCGAGCTTACTGAACATGAGTTTAAACTACTTACATCAAAGGTCGATATGGATAAAAAGACAGACCAAGCATGGTTAAGCATGTGGTTAAGGGATACAGATATTAGAAGTAATACTGGTCCAGCTGAAGATGATATCAAAGAGTTTTTTAGTCAACACTGTTTTAATGGTGTCTTTTGCAACGGAAGATTAAGGAGTCATTAATGTATAATTATACACCAGTAGAAATTAACAAAGTTCATAATGGTGAACAAAGAGTATATAAGTTTGATAACGGCTATGGTGCTTCAGTTATCAGACATCAATATTCATACGGAGGCGATAAAGGTCTCTGGGAATTAGCTGTTTTAAAAAATGGCGAATTATGCTATGACACAGAAGTCACTAGCGATGTAGAGGGACATCTCAATGATGATGATGTCGATATTTTATTAAGTAATATAAAGGAGTTATAATGAAGAGATCTGCAAATTATGTAATGACAGCACATACTGAGTGTGCAGGAAACATGCTTGAGCTGGAAACAGTTCGAAAAGTAGTTAAGGTAATAAATAGTGAAAACGCTGATACAGAGAAATGGTCTAAATATAGATTTGAAAATGGTTATTCTGTAACACAGCCAACAAAGCTTCCTAGATACTATGTTAAATGTCAAGGTAGAGGACCAAGAGCTTCAGTTGCAAGAGCTGAAGGAAGGCATCCTAGAGCTTATGATAGGTCAATACCATTAAGTAAAGCGGAGAGATATGATGTCTATGTCTACCAAAGATAAAATAGTAGCGTACGAAGTTAAAGCAAAACAACCACTGCCAACCAATTCAAGTTGGGTGGCAGAATATCTATTTGATACACTTAAAGGTGCAATAAAATTTGAAATAGGCATGAGAAAACAAGGTTTTAGAACTGAAATTACGCGTAAGTTCATATGATAGAATTTATTATATTTGCTCTTTGTATGGCTGGTGCCTCGTGGCACGCATGGCAGGCTGGTATAAAGGAAGGTGCAGAACGTGCAGTCAAACATTTACATACTGCTAAAATTATTTCATATGATAATAAAGGAAACATTGTACCTAATAAGTTTTTTAATGTATAATACTTATAAATAGATATTTAGGAATCTGTTTATGAAATTTAGTCAATACTTAGAAGAAAACATTATTAGCGAAGCGGTTGCATTGACACCTGCGCAATTAGATGCTAATAATTCAAAAACCGGTCAACCTCGTATTGACATACTTAAACAATTAGTCGTACAAAAAAAACCATTAGAATTAGCCAAAGGTGGATTCATAACTGTAACAGACATAGAGACTGCACTGATTAACATTGCTAACTTTAAAAAAAATCCTAATCATTATGGCACCAAAGGATTCCCTTTAGAAACAGAAAATGGAACTTATATGTCTAATCAACTCGCAAAATCAGAAGTTTTTGGTGGTGGAGGTGGTGGTGCCGGCTCTGGTGAAAAAGAGACAAGAAGAAATGAAGCACACAACGCAGTTATGTTACATGCAATGCTTGAGCATGGATATAATCAACCCCTCGAATTTTTTACAAATGACATATTAAAAAACGCATATAGAAATGCAAAGCTTGATGCTAAATGGGATGAACTATCCGATAT